AGTGCCCTAATAGGTGCATTGGTTGGCAACATGGCAATCAATGTAGATGTACAAGTTGCAGTTTCTTCATACACAGGTATGTTAGAAACAATTTTGCTCACCAACTCAAGGGTATTAGCCGATTCCATCTCATGAAATTAAATGTAAACATTAACACAAGCCCTGTATCTGCTGCTACTGCAGGAATAGAGTTTGGCTCTCAATTTTTTTGGAAAGATACGGTAAACTTGCAGATAGAATTTTCTGATGTTGACCAAGTACCTTCATGGGCAGGCAATGCCATTGTAAAGGTAAATTTAACAGACGATGAAAATTACCCACTCATTGACACACAGACAATGACATGGGCAGGCACAACGGCAGAAAGTTTAGTAGCATTGGATGATTTCAGAATTGATACATACTTGGATGGTGTATTGGAAAAACCATGCTACTTAGAAGTGCAAATCGAAAACAATACAGAAAAGCAAACTGTAGTTAAGCAGCAATTTCAACTCCTGAATACTTTCATGCAGGGGTTTGTAGTGGAGCTTACTGAGCCATTGGAGCCAGACTTGTTGGAAGTTGAACAATTCTACCCACCTGCTGCACCTGACCAATTAAGCGTAATTAAATTTCCTGAAAATGTTTTAGAAATCAACGCAATCATTATTGATGGCAACGAACAATATACCCCATACGAACCAAGCAATGTAATAGCATTACTTACCAACCAATGCCGACCACCCGAAGATGTAGAAGCATCAGTAACACCTGCCGAGCCTGACCAGGTTGATGTAGATATATCCCCACTTGCACCAGATCAATTATCGGCAGGTGAAATACCTGCTGCACCAAGTCAATTGGCATTAGCAATAAGCCCCCTAGCCCCGAGCTTGTTGGAAGTTGTAAAGTTCCCTGAAGAACCAGACCAGGTAGAGGCAGATACAACACCCCTTGCCCCTGACCTACCTGCAACGCAGCAGCTTACACCTGCCCCACCATCCATGATAAATGTGGGCATAGATGATTTCCTTGAAAGCAGGTATGAACCAGTCGTTCACCTGGACATGAGCTTGGAAGATGACACTTATGTATTTGACGAATACGACCCTGCAACAGACCCATCCCCGACAACAACGCAATACGCTTTTAAGTTAGATAATTTGGTTGGTATTTGTGATGGGGAAGCATTATCAGAAGATCATGACCAACTTTATGTTTTGCAGGGTTATTACAAAAAGATTGATAGCTACACGATAAGTTCTACCCTTGCAGGTGTAGACGGGGGTCCTTCATGGGGTAAAGCTTATGTAATGGACTACCCCATTGATGCTTCGTGGGATAATTATTATTCTAGCGACTTGGCAGAACGAGTTGCACTTGGTGATAGTGGAGCACCTGCATTTGTATACGATATTTCAAATGGGCATTGGTCTTTAGCCTTATACCACAGGGCTAAAGGCGAACTGACATATTTCGGGCTTGATATTATAAAAACGGGTGAATGCCCAAGTGGCACAATCTTTACCGTATTTAGTTCAACCAATAGCGATTACCCAGTTGATATACCATACGCAAATTTCACATACGGGCAAATCACCAACAATTTGCAGCCAAGTAGTTTAACAAATTACGGAAACACCCTTGTCAATGTAACCCAAACAAATGCGAACAAAAGGGGTTATTTAGGGCTGAAAACAATTAACGGGTTGAACACTCTTTGTATTGGAAATGTATATCCTTTGGGTGAAACTGCAGCCTCCTCAAGAGTTAATTTATTCTATGAAATTAACCAACCCTTTGGCTTGATTGGGCAAACGGATAGATCCACAAATTGGGAAGAGTTTGAAATATTTTTTGTTTTATTACAAAGAGAGCGTGGAAATAACACTGACCGATTATACCACGGCAATGGAACAGTAGACGGGCACGACCGATTCCTTGCACATGCCCCTTGGAACGGATCACCTTCTGAACCAAGATTTATTTTCGATGCAGGTGCAACAGGCGATAAAAGGGTGGATGGTCTTGGGGATGACCCAATAAGCGAGCCTGTTTTAATTAGCTGCGTATGCTCTGTTGCCAACGACTTAATTGAACTGCGAGTCAATGGCAAATTAATAGAATCTAAAACAGGTGCAGAATTTGTAAACATTGGGGACATTTTTTGGATGGGTAGTCCAAGCAATTCAAGTAATTCATACATTGGGGAAGTGATATTTCACCGAAATGAATTGGGAGGTACAAGAAGGCAGAATATTGAAGGCTACTTAGGGCACAAATGGGGAGTATCCCGTTTGTTCCCTGAAGAACACCCATGGAGATACATAAAACCATATAATGCAGACGAAAACTTGACTGACCCTTGGGATAAATATTTCCCAAGTCCGATGACAAGCAGTATGTATGTTGAAGACCACCCAAGCGGACAACAATTTGCAAACTTCATTGGGATCAAAACAAGAACCATAACCAATAATTTTACAGACCTGAATAAGTCAGACCTTGATGCATGGAGTTACAGAACGCAACTTGGCGACCCATCAAGTGGGTATTTTGACCCAGACGATGTTCGGGTGGGTGATGTGATATACACAACTGCCAATTATTCAGAGACACTTACATCAAGCGTATTTGAAGCCTTGTACGATGGGGACACTTTTGGGAAAGACAATCCAGAGTGGACCGCACAAGCAGGTATGTATTTGCGTGTGGTTGGTTTTCTTAATGACCCAAACAACTCAGCTATAAGGACCCATTTAAAGTTGGAATTTGGAGATGCGAGAGCGTTACAAGTATTCGACCCGTTGCAATCAACTAGCGTTCCAATGGATACACTTGGGCATGGACCAATATTACGAGTTGATCACCCAGGCGGCTACCCAACAAGTTTTACAACCCTGCGGATTGTTGCACCAATAGCTAACTATGATGGGACGCAGACCCAAACATGGTTGACTTAAAGTAGACACCGACACCTTAGGTATGGCAACAGTACAAATATCATTCAGAGATAACGCAGATAACGAAACCAGTTTCAATATATATCAAGGAACTTCTAGTCCGTTGTCTGCATCATCAACAAAAATAGCAGAAATTACTCTCACAAACGGCACTTGGGGGGTCGCAGAAGCATCAACAGGTTCTGCACCAAATATTACCCTTACTTCTACCAACACAGGGGATTCCGTTACAACAGGAGAAACCTTTGTTGTGAGGTATGAAGAAGGCACGACAGGTTCGTATTATTACGGAGTGAGTGCAGAAAATGCAGTGGGTGCATCCGATGTGGTCACTACTGGTTCTGCCCTTAATGTAACCTAATGTGACAGGAAAACCCCGAGCTACCGAGCTTGGTGATAATGTGCAGGTGAAGGCAAATCTTGCCTTCATGGCAAAAGTTATCGCAATAGTTGGAACATGCGTCTGGGGTTATTCGGTTATTTGGAACAAGATCAACGAACTAGATAATGGGTTGGGCAGAGTGCAGCATGAGGGAACGATGCTTGGGGATTTGTCTGCAAGGATGATGCATCTTGAAAAATTTGCGGAACAAGCAAAAGCAGACCTTGACCATTTGGTAGCCATGCAAGACAAACCAATAACAAGCGATTATCAGCAGTTTGAAAGGCTCAAATATTTGGAAAAAGAGCTTGATCGGTTGCGAGATGCAGTTGGAAAATAAATGAAATGGGCGAGGTCTTGCTTATGTTGCTTACTGGGGGTGGCTCGACTGCCCTTGGTGCTATTCTTAAAGGGGGTTTTGGTCTTATGTTTGAAGCTCGCAGGCAAAGGCATGAATTGGAAATTGCGAGAGAGTCTAGAGCGAATGATAATTTCATTAGATTACAAGCTCAGTTGGATCAAGCAGGTGTTGGCGAATTTACCTCTTTCTCTCGTCGTGTCATTGGTTTTATGGGGTGCGGTACTCTTTGCTTGTGCATCTTGCTTTGCACCTGTTTTCCGCAAACAGAGTTCCTCAGTATTACCAACGCAACAGGCGAAGGTAGAACAGAATGGTTATTCGGGTTGTTGTCGTACCCTGCAAGTCAAGACCCAATCATTTTATCAGCAGGGCACCTTGCCTACATGGGACAGACAAGCCTTATGGGAATTTTAGGGTTTTATTTTGGACCATCCCCAAGAAGATGACATTGTTAAGCATAGGATGTTTTTTAATAATCGGAATTTTATTCCTTGATTGGTTGTACGCATGAATTTATTTGACAAATTTGGAATTACCCCTGTTGTGGGTGCAGTCGGTGCCTTGAGCACTTGGTCAGTAAGCACGATCAACGAATATTTAGCCCTTGCAATCGGTGTAGTTACTTTGGTTTTTACCATTGGGCGTTGTATTGACTTATTTAGAAATATGCGCAAGTAATTGATTTCCTTCTGCATCGTTGTGGGTGTAGTTGTTGTTGTGTGGAGTGGGCATCCTTAGGGGTGTCCACTTTTTTATTTACTTATTTTCAAAATCTTATATTTAACTTGAAACAGAGCTGATCGGTAACGCTCTAAGGTTACAATAACAACAACAACATAAATACAATGACAATAAAAATACACGGTAAGAATTATGTGGAAGTGAAAGACAGGGTCTTGGCATTCCGCAACGAACGCAGCAATTGGTCAATCACCACTGAATTATTACAATTCGATGCAACTGATGGGCATGTGGTAATTAGAGCAAATGCAATAGATGAAAACGGAGCAACTAGAGCAACAGGTATTGCCCATGAGTTCCAGGCAGACAAGACAAGCATGGTCAATGCTACGAGCTATGTAGAAAACTGCGAAACCAGTGCAATCGGGCGTGCCCTTGCATCTTTAGGTTATGGCATAGAAGAGTCTTACGCTTCTGCAAATGAAGTTACAGGTGCAATCCAATCAAAAGGACAAATAGAGTCCACGCCAAAGCAACCACCAAAAAATAGAGATGCAGGTGATTGGGAGAATGCAGTTGTGCCTATAGGTAAAAATAAAGGCAAAACTCTAGGGGAATTAGCACCAAAGCAAAGAACTTGGTATATAGAAAACTTTGAGGCAAATTCTAACTACGAAGATAGTGTCGCTTTTAGAGAAGCACTTGATTTATGTGGGGGGATTAATTCACAAAAACATACTGATATAGATCCACTTGTTACAGACGAAATATCTGAGCAAACAGCACAAGACGATATGGACGAAGATGTCCCATTCTGACATGGTAGCACCAGACATAAATCCACATAAAAATTTTGCTCGAGCATTGAAACTACTTAGAGCAAACCTAGATTCCGATGCGTGCGTTCGATTTGCTCAAATAGAAGGTTGGAACTTTAGCTTTTATGAAGATCCTTTGATGGCTGCTGCAATGTGGAATAACTACCTGCCTTGTAAAGTTAGGGTAGGCCATGATGCATTCATTGACAAAGGCATAACGCCAGAGCATCTAACTAGGTCAGAAATGGAAGAAATCCAAGAGCTTGAAGGGGTAACAAATGACCCTATGGAAGAAGGTTTTCAACCTTTCTACACTTGGACATTTAGCGTTCCAAAGCAATCAAAGGTTTATATTGAGCAACAACGCAAATATCAGGAGGCAAAAGAACGATACTTCGCAAAATACTACCCAAGCAATACCATGGAAGCACAACGGTATTGGGGAGACTAACACAACAAAATTATGATACACACACACGAATCAATACCATATAAGCCCAATACATGGGTTTATTTTCTCAAAGATAATTCAATCATGGCAGGGCAGGTTTCAGAAATCTCTATTAAACTGCACCAAGTGGGCGAATCAACATGCAAAGAAACGGCAGAATGGATAATTGAAGCAAATGGCACTAGATACCATTGTGGCTTGAACGATATTGCAACGCAGATAGAAACCATAATGGAAAAAGCCCAAAAGCAATATAGCTCATTCAGGCAATGTGCCCAAGAGAATGGGGAAACTGACCCATACGCCCACATAAAGGAGGTGTTCTGATGGCATGGATAAAGATTGAACACACATTACCAACTAAGCCAGAAGTATTTCAATTAGCCAAAAATCTTTTGACAACAAGACAGGAGATTATTGGACACTTAGTTACTTTTTGGATTTGGGTAGATCAAAACTCTGAAGACGGAACAATGGAAGCTACAGAGGAAATGATTGATATGCTAACGATGCCAAACTTTGCATTTGAGCTAATGAAGCAAGGATGGATTAGTTTAGAGAATAGGCAGAAAGGAGAAAAAGTAGAACAAGATATTCTGACAATAAAAGACTTCGAAAAACACAACTCAAACTCCGCAAAAAAAAGGGCTCTTGGTGCTCAAAGAATAGCTAATATGCGAATGCGTAACGCCAAAAGCGTTACTAGAGAAGATAAGAAAAGAGAAGATAAGAAAAAAGAAAGAAAAGAAACATGGACCAAATAATTGATTTTTCTAAAATTGAATTTCTTTCTGATGAAGAAATAGCCCAACGAAAAGAACAGGAGTTAGAAGGCAAAAGAGCCCAAAGGAAGGCAGCAATCGACAAGGTTACCCCCCCTGCATTTCAGCAAACTGACCAAGCTAGGTTGAATCAGGCAATACTCAAATCTGTAAAGAGGTGGGCATGGCATGGTAACCCTAACTTGTGCAACCTGCTACTGTATGGCGAATCGGGTACAGGCAAAACTAGGTTAGCTTGGATTGCTTTGCAGTTGTTGTATGTAAAGACAGGTGCAATGCCAAGCAGCATCGGAGCCGAAACCTTTGCAAGAAGGGTCATTAGCGAATCTAATCTAATGGCTCAGATGGTAAAAGCCCCGATCCTTCTACTTGATGACTTAGGCAAAGAAAGAGCGACACCAACTGCTGAATCATCATTATTTGAGTTGATAAGGGAGCGTATGGATTATTTACGCCCAACCATCATAACCACCAACTACGACATACAAGAGCTGATTGCCAGGTTCAATCATCAACAGACAGGTAAAGCCATTGCCAGAAGGATAAAAGAAATATCCTTTTGCCTGATGGTTTGACATTTTTGGGGGGGGCTAGGTTTAGCAAATTACTAGGTTTATGGAAAAAAAACAAGCCCCCCCCATTCAATTCTTCATTCCGTGCGAGTTACCTAGGTCTACGCATCAGTCTGGAAACACTATCCTAAAGACCAAGGAGGGGCGTTATTTTGTAGGCAAGAATCAAAAGGGTAAAGCAACCGCAAAATACTTCAGAGCGATTCTAAGTGTATTTAAACCTACTTTTCCGATAGCAGGTGCAATACGCTTGGAAATACAATATTTGATGCCATATCTGAAATCAGCAACCAAGGCACAAAAGCAGGTTGACCCATTGCCAAACCCAAAAAGACCAGATTGCGATAATTTAGCAAAAGGGGTGTTGGATGCCATGCAGGCATCAGGGTATTTCCACGATGATGCACAGGTGTATAGCCTGCAAATAACTAAAGCATACTCACACAAACCAGGGTTAGGGGTGAAAATATACCAAGAATGAAGAACACCAAACTGCAAGAAAATGACCAACTTGGACAATATGTATCTTACAATGATGCAATAGATTACACGCCCCTTGTTGATAAAACACACCCAATGACCCCACAGGCAATTAACGCAGAAACACAAGTAGACTTGTGCGATGCCATTGCTCCACATGTGCTCCCACTCGAGGTCATGCCCTTGCTTGAAGAACATATTGAGAAGCAAACAAAGTTAGCTACCTTGGAGTTTATCAATAAATTTCTTGGTAAAATGTCACAAAACCTGCACGGGTTCTGTCTACTCCGTGCTTTGGGTTATGATGTGATGCTAGAACATAACGGTAGGCATGTTAGCAGCCTTAGGCAGCTATCAGAGCATTTTAAGGTGTCTCACCAATACATACATAAACTGACAAAAGACTATAGCACCCAAATCGGATTGGATGGTGCAGCAGGTGCAAAACGAAACTCAGTACAACCACCTGATGGGTATGCAACCTTGGCAACAATCATGAAGAAGTATTCAGTTACAAGGCATACCCTTAAAAAGATAATTAGCGAAACTGGTGCAAAAGTGATGCCATACAAAAGAAATAGCAAAATTGTACAGGAATCGCTTATCAATTCTTACATCCGAAAAAAAAATCAAGGAATCTATTTAAAAAAATCTCAAAGTACCTGAGTGCGCGGTCGGGTATTTTTGCGAGAGCCAAAGTTTTCGGTTTTATAGACTTTTTTTATTGCTTCATTTGTTTAATAAATAGAGAAACAGGGTATGATTATTAAATGTAGCTATACAAATTTGGTTGAAGTTGGTGAATTAGTACCAAATCCAAATAATCCAAACACCCACAGTAAGGAACAAATTGCTTTATTAGCAAAGATTCTGAAAATACAAGGATTCCGTCAGGCAATTGTAGTTAGCAAACGGTCTGGCTTTATAGTTAAAGGACATGGAAGACTTGAAGCCGCGAAGCTTGCAGGCTTTGAGAAAGTTCCTGTTGACGAACAAGAATATCTGACAGAGGCAGAAGAGTGGTCAGACATGATTGCAGACAATCGGATAGCAGAATTATCAGAGCGTGATAATACTAAACTAAAAGATTTAATAGAGCAGCTTGATACAGGAGAGAATGACCTGGATCTTACAGGATACGATCAATCAAGTCTGAGCTTTTTAATGTCACAATTCCATGTAGAAAATGAAAACACAGAAACCTCAGAAGTAGAATTAGAAGACTTAGAAACAAAGCACAAATGCCCAAAGTGTGGGTTTGAATTTGATAAACCTGTATAAACAAGTGAATAACTGTTCGTGGTTTCTATCAGATTTAAAACAGACAAATAACATACAAGTCTTTAGTACCTTTGCCTGTGGTGGAGGTTCAAGTATGGGCTATAAATTAGCAGGTGCAAATGTACTTGGAGCAAATGATATTGATCCAGAAATGGCATGGCACTATCAGCAAAACTTGAAGCCTGAACTTTATTATCTTTGTCCTATCAAGGAATTGTTAAATCAGAAACTTGATGACAGACTTTACAATCTCGATATATTAGATGGATCTCCACCTTGCAGTTCATTCTCAATGGCAGGCAAAAGAGAAAGAGATTGGAGTAAAGAAAAGAAGTTTCGGGAAGGGCAAGCAAAGCAGGTTCTTTCGGATCTTTTTTTTGACTACCTTGATCTAGTTAAAGAGCTAAAGCCTAAAGTAGCAATAGCAGAAAATGTTAAAGGAATGCTTATTGGAAACGCAAAAGGTTATACAAAGCTAGTAATAAAAAGGTTTGAGGAAATAGGGTATCGAGTCCAGGTCTTTTTAATTAACGGAAAAAACTGTGGAGTTCCTCAAGCAAGACAGCGAGTGTTTTTTTGTGCTATTAGATCAGACCTGTATAAGAAAAAACTTATTTTGCAGCCTAAAGAACCAATAATAACAGCAGGCGAAGCATTGCAAGACATAGTTCTAAATAAAGAAGAACAAAAATATTGTGCTGTAAGTGGGAAATTCACAACTTTATGGAAAGCAACTTTGCCAGGAAATAACTTTGAAAAAGCACATGTAAAACTCTATGGACGCCCAAGCTGGTTTACAAATGTCAGAATGCATTCTGGAAAGCCTGCATCAACTCTGACAGCAACAGATCACGATCATGCTCACTGGTCGGAGCCGAGAATATTTTGTTTTAGAGAAAGGAAAAGATTGCAGAGCTTTCCAGATGACTATGTGGCAAAAAAAGAAACGCTAGGAAACTACTTGGTAGGAATGTCAGTGCCTCCAAAAATGACAGAGCAAGTAGCAAAAGCAGTTATTAATCAATGGCTGAGTTAATACCAGAAAACTTTGCAGATACTGTTTTAAAGGCAGAATTAAAAAATATTGTTAAGAAGGTACAAGCCGGAAAAACCCTAACATCTGCAGAGAGAAAAATAATTACCCAAAGCCAGAGTAGTCCTTGGCAAGAACTTAATATTAAGCGTTCAACATACTATAAGTATGTTAAACAAGGAATGCCGGAAACTCTCGAAGATGCCAAAGATTGGCTTCAAGTACGGGCAGGTTTAGCCAGGCAGGGTAGCGGTAAAATTGAGATAGGTGGAAAAACATTCACGGCACAAGACCTGATTGATTTGCGTGGGAAACTGCTCGAGGGGCAATCGGAAAACATAATGCTCAAGAACAGAATTGAAAGGCTGCATGTAGAAGAGAAAGAAGGCAGGTTGGTTGATAGCGATGAACTTTGCGCAACTCTAAGCAAAATTCTTTATCCATTGAAAAAGGCATTGGATTCCATGCCCGAAAACCTTGCATCAGCACTTAACCCAACAGACCCATCAAGGGCAGAAGCAATATTAGAACAAGAGCTTGAAAATATTTACGCAGACTTATGCAAAAGCATGGAGTCTGACCAACGCACGAAACAATTTAAATATGAATAGCCTTGAAGCAACTGCGACTAACATTTTTGCCCCAAAAGAAAAACAGACGGTAAGCGAGTGGGCAGAAAAACACATTTACATTCCAAAAGAAGTTTCTCCATACGCAGGTTATTTCAAAGCAGGGTTCAATCAATATTTGATAGAACCATTAAATCAATTTGGGAATAAAAGGACAGATAGATTAACCGTCTGTTTCGCATCACAAACGGGCAAGACCACATTGATGCACATTGGATTGCTCTATGTAGTCACAAAGACACCAAAGCCCGTACTTTATTTGATGCCGAGCGATACTGCTGCTCGACAGATTTCAAAAGAGCGTATCAAGCCAATGATGGAAGCATCAGCAGAAGTGAGAAAGGTTCTGCCTGCAAACCCTGACAACTTTACTCACCTGACTTACAATCTCACAACTTGTAATGTACATTTGGGTGGGGCAGGCTCGGCATCTAAGTTGGCTAGTTTCCCTTGTGCGGTTGTATGTTTTGATGAGTGTGATAAAGCGAGCGTAAACAACCAGAACGAAGCAGGTGCAATACAATTAGCATCAAACAGAATCAAAGCGTATGGATCATCAAAACTATTTGTTCTAGCATCAACTCCAACCGTAGATGATGGGGCAGAAACAATATACCACCATTTGAAGCATAGCACTTTTAATACCTACCGAGTTCCTTGCCTTTCGTGTGGTGAATTAGCAGAGATTGGGTTCAAGGAAGACGGTGAAAAGTTTCATGTAAAATGGCAGAAAGAAACACAAGGTGGGGAAATAGACATCAACGCAACTGCATCAAACGCAGTTCTGGTCTGCCCATCATGTGGGCACGAAGTTAAGGACACGGCAGAAAAAAACAAAATGGTCAGTTCTCCATTAGCAAAATGGGAAAGCACGAATCCAACTGCTGACGAAAGTCACCAAGGCTATCACCTGAATAGCTTGTATAGCAGTTACATAAGTATCAAGGATGCTGCAAGGATGTTCCTTGAAGCAAAAGGAACAAACCAACTGCAAGACTTTCGCAATAGTTTCCAGGCTCTGCCATGGAAGCATGACACGGAAGATACGCCCGATGTTATTAAGATGAAGCAACTAGAAGGGGAATATGCAAGGGGTGAAATACCTGCCGACTCTTTGGTGCTATTAACCTGCGATGTGCAGAAGTACGAATTTTATTGGATGGTTACTGCACATGATAACATGGGAATCACACACATTGTGGACAATGGTAGGGCAGACAATTTCCAAGACCTGAGTGATCTTTACAACCGATACGATTGCGACTATGCAGGGGTGGATTCGGCATATAATACTGCTTTTGTTTTATCTAACCTTTTGAACCTCGGAAATAAGTGGTTTGCCATAAGGGGGCAACAGACTATGCAGGGGCAACTCAATATTACTCAAGTAAACCCAACAGATGGGCAAAAAGACAAAGCAGTAAAAGGCACTGTACCAAGGTTTGATGTAAACAACCTTCACTTCAAAAGACTGTTAGTACGAATGCGAAATCAAAAGTTGGCAGGGCTTTCAATTTACAGAAACGCTGATTACCTTTTGTACAGGCATTTGTTATCAGAAGTGGAAGTGGAATTACGAGACAAAAACGGCAGGGCAAAATTTGAATTTAAACAAATAGATAGGGAAAATCACTGGTTTGACTGCTTGAATTATTCCTTGGCGATTGGGTCCTTTTTCAAGAAAACCAAAGTGGGCAAAGTAGACAGACCAACAGATAATAGAAGAGTACCATTGAGCGAAATCCACCGACCCGAAGAAATGTGAAAAAAACAAAAGACGCAGTAGATATAAGTGGATTCGGTGCAGTTATAAAAGGATTGGCAAATCTGTCAGGCAAAACTTTTAAGGAAGTTTTAAAGGCAGAAGTCGGAATGGTGTTAAATGGTGCAGCACGAAAAACTAAAGTTGCCGAAATTGGCGGGAGAATGTCACGGGGTAAGCGTAAAGGGGGTATTGTGCCCTACAATATGCCTCAAGGAATGAGTTTCCTTGGGCACGAAGGTGCAAAACTAATTACAAAAAAGAACGGCAGATATTACCACATCGGCGAACCTGTATTGGTTGGCAGGCAACCAGACACAAGAAACATCGCTGCACCCAAAGGGACAAAGAAAAAATTCCCCAAAAGAGGGGGGAAAATATATTCACGCCCATACCCACGGCAAGCATGGTTGAAGCAAGACTTTTGGGGTGATGCAGTACCAAAGCAACTAGCAAGGACAAAACGAAAAATCACATACAGAGGTATAACTGCAGGTCAGTTTGTTTATATGGCAGAAAAAGCAAATATTGTTTTTCCTGTACGAGGTCTTGCAAAAAACAAAATGCAGGCAATGCTTTCACCAGCTGTACGCAGAATTGTAGCACCAAGGTGTAGCGGAAAAAATATTATTCAGAAGTTTAATGCAGCTATTGAAGTAAAATCCTCAGGCATAAAAATGTCAGCAACCAGAGGGGCGAACCGAAAACTATTAGAAGCAACAAGGGCACGGGTTAATTTATTTAAGAACCAAGCAATAAAGAAAGAGTTCTACAAAGACATGAAAAATTGGATGCCAAGCAGGTATCCATTAATTTTTGCAAAGTAGACAATGAAACCTTTTGCATGGTATCGTACAAATACAGAACAGACCAAGAGTATTTAGAATTTCTTTCAGCAAGAATAACCAGGTTATCTAAGACCCTTGAAAGATTAGAAACACTTGGTTTGAGCCAATACTCATCCGCAGGTAGCAACAAGTCTTTCAGGCAGCAAGAAGAAATCAGGCAAGAGCTTGAACGGGCAGAAAAAGAATATGAGGTTGTAAACGCCCGAACCCAAGGTGTAGCATTGAGCCCTAACTTTAAGGAGATGATAATATGCAACCGCAGACAATACTAAACGAGTTCGGGAAGCCTGTACAATTCGGCTACGCAGGTAGTCGGCCTTCATGGAGAAAACATGAAGATGCCCTTGACAGGAGCAGTATTGTACAAACTGAAGAAAAAGTTTTATCGCACGGCAATCGCTTAGAATTGCTTTCAACCCTGCGTGACCTTGAGAGAAACAACCCGATCTGCAAATCTATCATCCAAGTATTTGTGAGCAACTTGGGTAGCTGCAAATACCAGGCAATGGGTAGCAATGAAGAACTCAACGAAGAACAAAATAAACTTTTTAAAAACTATTTTAGAAACTGCGAAATATCAGGGCATGGTATGCAAAAGGTTTTGCAGCATATTATCACCGATTTATTATTAGCAGGTGAAGCATTTGTATTGCTAACAAAGGGAGGTAGCTTTCAACTTGTACCATCAGAAAGGGTTGCAAGTAGCCATGACCCACAGAAACGAAAGCAAAACGAAGTTGATGGAATTGTGTTAAATCAATTCGGTAGGCCCACACAATACAGGGTAGCTAACATTAAAGACGGTGTAGTAGATTATTCAGAAGGCATTTACATCAATAGCAAAGACTGCATACATGTAGCCAACACAACAAGGATTGGGCAAATCAGGGGTACTCCCTTATTAGCAGCAGCAACCAAAACCCTTGAAGATATTCATGAAGTGCAAACTGCTTACACTGCAAAAGTCAAAACAAGTTCAGCTCTGACAGGATTCATAACAAGCAACCAACCATATTCAGCCAGGTGGGATGGAAACGAATTTGGAGATGAACCCATGCGGTCATCATACAAGAAATTGTATTCTGGTTCCCTGTTGTTACTAGAAGCAGGGGAATCAGTTGAAACTATTCAAGGGGGTGCAGTTGATGGGGTGGATAAATTCATGTTATCGCTTATATCTTTTGCCTGCTCTTCTGTTGGCATTACCGTAGAAAATTTGGTTGGGTGGTCAAACGCTTCCTTCAGTAGCTCAAAAGCAACTCGGGCAGTTACCAATCACAGGTTCGGGCAAATCAGGGAACAGATAGAAGACATTTTCTTGCGAAGATTATGTAAGTGGAAGATGTACAAATGGGAAAATAATGGCGAAATAAACGGAATCAGCGAAGCAGACAGAGAAAATTTCGACTTCATGTGGACAACAAGCCCAACCCTTGACCGCAGGCAAGATGCTCAAACTGATGCAGTTCTATTAGAAAACGGATTGGCAAGTAAATCCACAATCTATGCAGCCAATGGCATGGACTATGAAGAAGAGCTAAAGAAAATGGCAAAAGACAGGGCAATGGAAAAAGCATTGCAAGGTGATGTAGCACCAGTAACAGAACAGGCTTCTATTAAAGAAAAAATTGATGCGTATGGCGTTGGTGTTCGTGCAGGTAGCATAACCCCACAAATAGAAGATGAAAATTATTTTCGTGAGCAACTCGGGCTAGAGGCAATCAAAGAACCTGTCATGGATGCTTGGAAAACAGACGGGGGAACAAGGCGACCCATCACACTAAAATCCCAAGAAGGGTTTGAAGAGCAAGAAGGGATTGACCAAGAGCCAACAGATGCACCTGAACAAGATGGGGAATTGACAGAAGAAGAGCAAGAAGCATTAGAGTTTGCAACTTACAATGATTACCCAAAGTCTGCATCTAACAATGCCAAAAAAGCCTTAAAGTATAGAAACGAAAATAACCCAGATTGCGGTACACCTGTTGGATGGGCACGGGCAAATCAATTAGCTAAAGGTGAAAACATAAGCAGGGACACCATCGCAAGAATGGCAAGTTTCAAAAGGCATCAGCAGCACAAGGATGTACCATATTCAGAAGGGTGCGGAGGTTTAATGTGGGATGCTTGGGGTGGAACAAGTGGCATAGAGTGGGCAATAAGAAAGCTCAAAGAAATAGATAATGCTTGATGCCTGTTGCGAGAATACCAGTCGGCTGCACTGAAGTAACACAGAAAAGCCGAAATGTGTTTTTTGTAAAACACAATTTAAAATCATCTGCCACAGAAGATTCTTTTTGGGTGTTGTTGTCATTTGATAGACACCATGATAACCCAAAATCTGACAATGCGATGGAACTCAGGCATCTCAAGCAGGCAAAAGAAAGAAACGCAATCATCATAGATGGTGGGGATTTATTTTGTGCCATGCAGGGCAAATACGACCCAAGAGCAATAAAGAAAGATTTGAAACCAGAACATGCAAAAGGGGATTACCTGGATAGCTTGGTAAATACGGCTGCCAACTTCTATGGACCCTACGCAAAAAACTTTGCAATCATGGCACTTGGCAATCATGAAACAAACATTGCAAAGAGACACGAAACCAACCTTACGGAAAGACTTGCTGAAAAGCTCAACGACAAGGAAGGAAGTTCAATTAAAGTTGGTGGTATGAGTGGATGGGTAAAGTTCCAAATCATGTACCATTCGCAATGTATGACTAAAAACATGTGGTATCATCACGGATACGGAGGTGATGCACCTGTTACGAAAGGGACAATACAAACAAACAGGCAGGCAGTTTATTTACCAGATGCACATATTGTAGCAACAGGGCATACCCATAACGAATGGCAGTTCCCGATTGCAAGAATAAGGCTGACTAACAAAGGCACAATTTATCATGACGAACAACTGCACTTGAAGGTACCAAGCTACAAGGAAGAATATTCTGACGGATATGGTGGTTGGCACATCGAAAGAGGTGGACCACCAAAACCAACTGGAGCACTTTGGCTTAGGTTCAGTGCAAGAAAAAGTAAGGAAAATAACAAAGATATTTGCGAGCCAATACTAGAAGTAACCAGGGCAAAATAACCATCGGAAAAAGAAGGTATGCTTTGCGTTGATTCATTTGGCATTAGGGGTAAATGCCAGACCATCCTTGTTTCGGCAAGGGTGGTTTTTTTTTGCTCTGAAACTTTTTTATCTTTTTTCTTTACATCATAACAAGCTATGATAAGTTAAGGGTATGAATAACGAAGAACAACCAACATTTGCCATTTTAAACGAGGGATCACTCCCACCACAATACAAGCTTCTTGCAGTTGATTGGGAAGACATTTGCGATAACCCTCCACATTTTGTGATACAATACGATAGGTTCAATTACAACAGGTGGACAGTAAAAGAAAGTTTCTGTTTCCAACATCGTGCGAGTTGTAAAACACTTTCTTCTGCAATTCGCCATGTAGAAAATTCAGACTTCCATGAAGAATCTGCAACCAAAACATGGAAGCAGACTAGAGAAGTATAACATAAACTTAGAGTATGAGCATGACAAAAAAATGGTATTATAATGAAGAAGAACTTGTTGAAGCTTTGGAGAAACAAAGCAAGGCAAACCCTAAGTTTTATTTTTACCCATTCAGCGAATGGGGGCGGGCAATGATTTTCAAAATGGCAAGGCTCAACACTCAAGCCCCCACCGATTGCATGAAGTTAAGCTTCGGGCGTGCATACTACAAAAACGGAAAAAGAAAACAATTCACAAAAAAGCAAATAATAAAAGACCAACAAGTCGGGTGGAAATAAATCTAAAAACTTTTAATCTTTTTTCTTTACATCATAACAGGTTATGATAAGTTAAGAATATACACAACATTAACCCACAACCAAGTATATTATGACAAAAGCACAAAAACACGCACAAAGAATCATTGAAAACCTCCTTGATGGAGGCGTAAGTAAGCTAGAGTGGACAAAAGACTTTGTTGAGCCTATTAAGGCAACAAAAATTATAGTTCGCAACTGGCTTGATATTAGAGGAGTTGTCCAATGGTACATTAACGAAGGATATATAGTAAGAACGAAAGATGTAAGAAAAGAAGAATGGGTAGCTGTAAACCAACAAATTAACTAAACAGAACAACCACATGAAACTTAAAAAAGCATTTAACCAAGCAATAGACTTTGAACTTACATGGTACCCAGAAAGGTACGCATCAGATCAAGTTAAGATCACTAAAGCCACTGCCAAGAGAAATATCAGACCCTGCTATGAGCAATATCTAGATTGCGATGGTCACCACATTACTGATGTTGAATTTACTTGGTACGGAGAGGGTGGAGAAATTATCGCAAGCTACGATATAGAAATTAAAAGGTTAACCTTAGGAGCATGATCTTCCCAACCCACACATCACTATGACATTATTAGAATTACTTTCAGACATGGCAAATGCTGTCGAAGTTGGAGACATTGAGCACTTTATTCGATTGCAAGAAAAAGCAAGTGACTTGCTTGTAACTTCTGAAGAACGCCAACAAGTTGACTCCATCATTGAAGTGCTTGAAGCAGCAATAAACCTCTAGGAATAAAGAGACTAAAATGAGAAACAAATCTAAAAAATTTAAATCTTATAAACCAGAAAGGCTAAACTCAATAGAACTTTTTCCTATAACACCTCCAGGATTAAAAGGAATAATAGAGGAAGCTATTAGACGCAAAAGGCTAGAGAAGAAAGCAAAATTAAAAAAGACAGAAACTGAGCAAGCAAGAGAAGCAAGGCAAGCAGATAACCTTTTATGGTTTATGGATGCTATCGTGAAGCATAGATACCCAAAGGCCAAGCCTTGGCAGCAAGAAATTTTACTACATGCAGAAAGAGGGTTGCTTGGCAGATATACATACGAGCAAGCCAAGGTAGATTATTACTGCATCACAAACGAATGGAGAGACTAAATGAAAATTACAATAGAAACTGATAAGGATTACGTAGAAGTTCAGGAGGCATTGTGGAACAACACCAAAGAACTTTTAAAAGAAAGCCAAGGAACCTATCATCTGACAGAAAATAGTTTCTACAGGGCAGCAAAAGAAGCAGTCTTAGGATACCTTGTTAAAGCACTAACAAGCAACGATGTAACAGAATCTCAAAAAATTTGGGCAAATGAAGAACTACAAAAACTAGAAAACTTAATAGATACAGTTTTAGAACCAAGCCAATATACTTACGAAGACTAAATTAACTAATTAACACAACAATACAATGAGCATCCAAGAATTATCAATAGCATTAGGCAGAAAAAACCAAGAGGGCAAAGCCACAAAACCTCCTGTCATAGCATTCAACCAAGACAAGTATGATGACGGGTCTAAAGTTCTTTATTTCAAACTATTTACCAAGCAATATTATCTTGTTATTGCAAAGTATGCAACAAACTCAAAGCGAAAAGCAATTTGCATTTTTGATAACTCCTTTGACGCATACGACTTTATTGATGAGTGGACATCAATCTACTAACCAACCAACTGCACAACACCAATGAAAAAACAACTACACGCAAACACCTATGCAAGCTACATAGAGCTTCTTAAAACCTTGCCAGATAGACAAAGTAAAATCCTTTGGGCTATTAATAAAATGACAAACCTAAAGCGACCTATTACGGATCGAGCAATAAAAACATACCTTATGCTTGATGACATGAACCAAGTACGCCCTCGAGTAACAGAGCTACTCAAAAAGGGTCACATAAAAGAAACTGACCCCGTGCAATGTATTCACACGGGAAGGAAAGTTCGCAGTGTGGATTTGGCATGATAACCGAATACCCTTACCAAGCAACATGCGATATATGCAGGGCGTTGCTCTTTTCAGCCAACGACTGCTACAATGCAAACCCTTATACCAATGGTTGGTGTTGCAAGCAATGTTACAACGAAAAAGTTAGAACCATGAAAACATATAGAATTATCAGATACTACGCAAAACCAACAAAACAGAACAAAGTCATAGCAACAGGGTTAACCCTGCAACAAGCTCAAGAATGGTGCAGCAGGGACGACACTCGGGGCGAAGGGTGGTTTGATGGGTACACCAAAGACTAAAACCAATGCATACAATAAACATAAAACTCAGTCATCACGAAATACTAGCTTTGAAGCAAGGAACAGGTCAGATACTTTATACAGACTTAGAAAGAGGCATCAAAGTGGTAATTACACCAGAAAAGAAAAAGAAAGCAGCTTGGCAAAAATGAATACACTTATTGAAATAATCGCAATCACTTGGCTCGCAACAGGCATATTGCTTCCACTAATTATAACTACATACTACAAATGAAATGCCCACATTGTAACAAGGAAATAAAGAACCCCATTGCATCAGCAGGTGGTAAGAAAAGCAAACGCAAGATAACACCTGCACAACAGGCAAAAATGCAAGCAGCTAGAAAAAAAACCTTGCAGGAAAAAAAAGAATAACCCAACATTGAATAATCGGCTCTTTGTCGACTTTTGTTTCTTATTCATAATCTAGGGCTCTCGGAAACGGGAGCCCTTTTTTTTATGCCTGCAAAAAGCATTGACATACCAATGGTTGACATAGATGCCTTAGGTATGGAACTATTATTCGAAACAGACACCAAGATGAACCAAGGCATTGTAGATAAAGCCCTTGGTAGCATCAGTAATGTGAGTTTAATTTCAACACCAGAAGCCAAAGGCCACGGCATGAAATTAGACGAAGCATCAATACAGAGTTTTTACAATGCAGTTGATGGCAAAACCATCAAGGCATATTACACCCATAGCCCAAGCAATGAAGCATTAGACTCCATCGGGTTATGGAGCGATTTTGAAATTGTACAAGATGGAGAGTACACAAAACTTACCGCCAAGTTCCAGGCATTAGATTCTTGGAAAGAGCATCATCAGGGCGATTACGATGCCTTGTTTGAATTAGCAGAAAAAGCCCCTGAAGCATTTGGTGTTTCGGCAGAGTTCCAGGCAGAAACAATTTATTACGATGAAGAAGGCGAAGCACAACAATTCAACGGGCAAGAAAATGTGGAAGTATATGCAAGAGCAATTAGCGTATCTGCTTTTTCGATTGTCGCCCAACCTGCTGCTAACCCTACGGGCTTATTTGCAGAAGCAAAAGTAGAAACCAACTTAGAAGAGGTTACAGAAAACCTAATCAAACTCCAGGCAGAAAATGACAGATTGGCTTTGGACTTAGATGCTTCACAAAAAGCAGTTGAAGCAGCAGGTAAATCAAACGAAGAATTGCAAAACCAGGTTGACGATTTACACAAGCAACTTGCAAGCATGGAGGTTCGTTTCAAAACTATGGTAGAAGATTCGGGAAGCGACCCAGTCCATGCTTCCGCAGAAGTTGTACCAATGAGCTTTGATGAAAAACTTGCTAACTGCAAAACCTGGGCAGAGAAACAAAATTTAATTAACCAAAACATGAGCGAACTCGTACGCACTTGGAATCAATAAAAATAAAGAAAAATGGCTAACTCAATATCATCCGAAATAACCATCAGTTCAGCGGTAAGCGTATTAACCGATTTGCTCGCCCCTGTTTCTGATTTCACGCTAAACATCACCAACGAAATCGTAGGTCGGCAGGCAACTGTAAAAGTTCCCATTGTACGGACTGACGATGTAGCTCGTGATTATTCTTATGCAACAGGGTACAACCAAGACGCAGACTCGGCAGTCGATACCATTGATGTAAACTTAGTAGAAAGAATCAAACCTTTCCACTTGGTTGACAATGATATGAACAAGAGCCCACTGACCATCCAGAGTTATGCTAAACAGAATGCTCACGAATTTGGTCGTTATTTGCTCTCCCTTGTATTTGGTGCTATCCAAGCAGACCTTGATTTGACTACTCCAACTATCACGGCAGAAACTTCAGTAAATGCAGGTTCTACCGCTCTTACAGATATACAAGGATTGCAATCTGCTCTTGATACTGCAGGTGCTCCAATGGACAGGCATCTTGTTATGAATAGCAGCGTAAATTCTGCTCTTATGCCAAGCAGCATCGAAACCTTCGGACCAGGTGTTTTACAAGGTGGTAGATTTGGGAATCTTTACGGAATGTCTACACATGTAACTTCTGTAACAGGTGGTTCAGCAATTGGAGATGTACACACTTTTGCAGGTAGCAGTGATGCTCTGGTTATCGCTAACCGTATTCCAGAAGTAAGCGGAACATCTACTTTGGAAGAATACACTCCATTCACCGTAGACGGAATTGGATTACAATGTGCGTATCGCCGTTATTACGATGCTGCAAAGGGTGAACACTTCGGAGCATTCACAACCATCTTTGGTTGCTCTATTGCAAAACCTGAGCATCTTGCAGTATTAACTAAGGCATCATAAGATGGCTACGGTAAACGCATCTACAATTTTTCCAAGCATCAAGTTCATCTCTACGGATGGACTTGGTGACTTGGGGGAAACCGTAGGTAGTGCAGCAGTTGCAGCATCAAGAACCATTGATGGGCTTACATTCACCGCAGTAACCGCAGGGGCAGCAGGTAACTCAATCACGATTGAATTGATTGAGGGGCAAAGTGCCAACGGGGTTGTGGGTGTAGAGATTAGTGCAGTTGGCAATGCAATCACCATTGCTACTGAAAATGGTGCTTCTACATACACCCAAGGGGATGTTGAAAATGCCTATCTTGCAGCATCAACGGATGTTACTGATTTGGTTACCTTGAGTGTTGCAAATAGTGCTACCGCTTTGATTGGGACTTTTACTTCTGCAAACCTTCAAACAGGTGCAGACGCAACAAGTGGGGACTTGGATCCAAACTCTGAATATGTATTAATCAAAAAATCTGATTATTACGACTTAGAAGCAGGCGAAGAAACTGACGGGCGTAAACTTGTGTGGGGTGCAGTACATCGGGCATCCGAAGTTTTTGCAGGGTTGAGCGACCCACCCGAAAACTTCACTATCGCACGGACAAGCCCAGTAGCAGTCCAACAAGGAACTGCACTTCGCCAGGTATACACAATCACTGCGATTTACGCTATTGAAGGTTTAGACCTCAAGGCAGAAGCATAAACACATTTAGCTCAATGGAAGATTGGGCAAGTGCTTTAGCCGAGTGCATAGAGGCTGAAAATCAAGCATTCGGCGAAACCATACAGATTCGTGGAAAAAACTTAAAGGCTTCCCTCGGCACATCTCAGCAGGGGGAAGCCTTTGAAGTTGGTGGGTATCTTGACACGGATACGCTGAACATCGTTTTGCCTGCAAGTGAATTGCTGCAAGTGGGCGACCCACCTGACATCAATGAAATAATTGAAATACGCAACAGGGGCTATCGTGTGCAAATGCGTAGAACCTTGGAAGCAGGGCACGGGTATGAACTACAGGTAGCATTAGTCCCACAATATATCCCAGAACGACCTACAGAACCGATTTATATTACTCCTGACATTGTCAGCGAGTTGGGTGCATGGATAATTCCTGCAAGACCTACGGAGGTGCATTCATTGGCAAGACCAGTGCAACCTAGTGAGGTGCAAATTTTGCAATCTCCAAGGATACCCAACGATTTAGAAGTTGGTATTATACCAGATGCACCAAGCGATATTGAAACTGCAAAAAGCCCTGATGCACCAAGTGAACTTGAAATAGCACAATCCCCAATTAAACCCCACCAACTGCAAGCAGAAACTTTGTTGTGGACACCTGCACAAACAACAACATTAGCTTGGTATGATGCAGCAGATGAAGAATCGGTCATATCCAATTCTCACCCTGTAATTAGATGGGAAGATAAAAGTGGTAACGCATACCACTTGACTCCCGACTCAACTCAGAGTCCAGAAACGGGTCATAGAAAAATTAACAACCTGAATGCGATTGAATTTGTTCCAACCGATAACCTTATAAATACGGACATTAGCCACGACCAAACAAGTAGCCCCTTGTTCATGGCATTCATTATTAACATTGATAGTCCACAAGATGGGGGCAACACAATATTCAACGGAACAGGGGTTACTACAAAAGGCCACCGCTTATTCCTGTCAGAGTTGAATACTGCTAACTCATATCAGGTCATGGGTGGGGATTATGTCAATAATATTCCTGGGTTTTACGGAACTGCAATAGACTCTGTAGATACTATGCTTATGCTCAAGATACATGGAGCAAACTCAAGGCTGCGTATAGATGGCACACAAACGGGCACGGGTAATACAGGAACCGTACAGATGACTCAATTTGAGCTTGGTGTGAATGAAGTTAATGGAAGAGACTTTGATGGTTTGATGGGGGAAATTGTTTTATTCACTGGTGCATCGGACGAAGAAAAAATTGAAGGATATTTGGCGCACAAATGGGGATTGGTAAGTGCCCTGCCTGCAACCCACCCATACAAAACAAACCCACCTTTACAATGAGCGATTATCTGCAATTCGAAACCAATTTAGAATCAGGATTGGTTACAACCCTGTTGGGTGCAGGCATAAAAGCAGAAGTTAGCAGGGACTTAACCCAACTTGGAGCATCCAATGTCCAGGTCAGCTTGCAATACATGGGCGCTAGGGAAGATTCACGCAAACTGCACAAGAATTACCAAGAGTATGATTTGCACCAGGCAGCAGTACAAATACAGGTTGTCACTTATCGAGATAACTTTGGAGACCATCACAGGATGCTCGGGCAAATACGGGAAATAATGTTAAACCACAAGCAACCATTCGGCAAAAAGTGGTACCATGTTTATGACATAAAACCCTTGAGCACAGAGCAGTTTAATGACGAAGAAACAAATACAGACCAAACCACATTGAGTTACGAAATAACTTTCCAACTGCATTTTGCAAACTTGGAGTAGACACAGACACCTTATACAGAACCTTATTTAATAATTTATACATCATGGCTAATCACGATAACATCACTATTGACGGAGATAACTATCAATTTGGGGGTCTTGTTACCACTATTAACGGGCAGCAATATATCTTCCAAGAACTTACCGTCTCCAACGGCACAAATGTAATTGAGCTTGAAGGCTCACAAGGCGAGGTAATTAGTCAGGTGTTTATCGGCAGACCCAAAGAGGCAAGCGGAACCGCAATCCTTGAAACCGATACTGCTCTTTTAGTTCGTGGAGACGAATTTACTGCCGAGCTTGTTGCAGGGCAAGGCACATCAACTTTCCTCATTACAGAAACATCCATCAGTAAAAGCAACGGAGCATTCAGCACACAAACATTTTCCGCACGGGAAAAACTGAACCCCTAATTGGCTTTTTCAGAAGATATAGCAAAAGCCTTGGAGCAATCCAAGGTTTATGAGTCAGAGGCTTGGCTTAACCAAAATACCAACATCTGCGGAATAGAAATCCGACAGATGACCCTATACGACTTTTATGTACTTGACGGGGTTGAAAGCCCATTTCTGTCAAAGCAAGAATATACGGTAGGTGATATAGCAGTGTTTCTATGGATTCTAAGCACCAAGCATTCAAAAGAATCAGCAGATCAAAAAAAATTTGCAGAAGAAATCCACGAGATTAAAATCTTGGAAGCAGAAAAAGGCATTCTAGAATACATAGAAGCAACCTTCAATGATGCCGACACTCTGGTAGAACAAAAAAAAGACAAGGCGTATGCCCCATACATTGCTTATCAAATTGATTTGTATGCGAAAGAGTACGGGTGGAGCATTGAACAAATCATGCAAATACCCTTACGGCAGTTGTTCCAACTTAATACCGTTATTGGTTCACGATATGCAAAACAATCAGGCAACCAATATACCAAAATGACAAGGGTGGAAGCAATGGAAGCTAAAGCAATTTTGGACGAAGTAAAAAAACAAAAACAACCAAGGCACAACTGAAGTAGACGATTGAACCTTTTGCATGGCATTTAGCGATCATGTAAAGGTTATATTCGGGGCAGACACCAAAGGTTTCCAGACTGAGCTTGGCAGGGCTCACGATAAGGCAAAACAATTCAAGAGCCAAATGGCAACCCTGCTCACAGGGGCATTGGGTGCAGCAGCTTTCCAAAAAGGAAGTGAAGCGGTTATAGATTATGGCACTACCTTGAGCAACATGGCCACAAGGCTAGGGGTCTCAACTGATTTTTTACAAAAATATAACTTTGCAGCGAACCAAAGTGGGGTAGAAACGAATGCTGCCAATGTCGCTTTACAAAGGTTTCTTCGCAGGGCAGCAGAAGCAAAAGAAAAAGGTGGACCACTCAAGGAAACCTTAGATAAACTTGGAATTGCTTTTACTGATGTAAATGGCAATGCCAAAAGTGGGGAAACTTTATTTCAAGATTTTGGTAAAGCACTTGGTGGGATACAAGACCCTTCGGAAAAGCTAAGAACTGCGTTCCAATTCTTGGATACCGAAGGTGTTGCATTAACTCAAATGTTTAAGGATGCAACCAACCCGATTGAAGATATGGGCAAAGAAGCTGAGAGGCTAGGATTGGTTCTTAGTAGTGAGACAGTAGAAGACCTAAGGGCAGCAGGTGACGAACTAGATCGGCTAAAAACAACCTTTGTAACATCATTAGCCCGTGGGCTTATTCCCTTCATTCGGAAATTATCAGAATTTAAAGAACCAATTTCAGCGGTAATACAAAAGTTCGGGGAGTGGGCTCCAAAAATTGGTGCAGTAGTAGCAGTACTGGTTGCCCTTAAAACTGCTTTGGGAATCAAAGCGATTATAGCAGGTGTTGCCGTAGCAGTTGGTGGGCTTGGAACTGCCATAGTTACATTGAAAAATGCGATGCTCGCATTGAATGTAGTTATCAATAAAAATGGGTTTACAAGATTAGCAGCAGTTATATCAGGTGTTGCAGCAGTGGCAATAACCGCACTGGCTGACAAGTTCGGTCTCTTTGAAGCAAAGGTAGAAGATACGGCAAACAAAATGCAGCAGAAATTGAATCCACAAATTGATGGATTAAAAAACAAAATAGCTGCTACACAGGCAGAAACTGAAAAACTTAGGCAAGAGTTGCAAAAACTAAACGAAGTTGAAGTTAAACTTGGGATTGACCAACTAGAACTAAACCTTGTGAACGCAGGTGCAGCAGTTCAGAAAAATATAGAAGCACTTAAAAAACAGATAGAGCAGCAAAAAAAGACAGTAGATGCAGCACAAGAGCATGTATGGAAGTTAGAAGACCAGAATGCAGCAACTGAAGATGTGAGTGATGCAACCACTGCACTACTTAGAGAGAAACAAAACCTCGCCAACCAAGAAAACAATTTAGAAAAACTGCTCAAAAAACATTTCGATATTGAAAAAGAACGGAAAGGGTTGATGGAGCAAATAAACCAACTGCGACAAGCTGAAGCACTTGGTATGAAGGACTTATTCGATGGAAGCAACAAAGTTACAATTGAGTTGCGAAGGCAGAAAGAAATAAACGATGCTTTAAAGGAAGGTGGAGAAAAACTTGTTGAACAAGTTAAAGAACGGCATGAGTTTGAAAATAAGGTAAAAGAACTTGTTACCAACGGCAAAATGGAAATGAAAGATGCCGTAAAAATAGCAGGGGATTTGGTTCAAAAGAAGGGCGAAAACAAAGACTTGTTGGATAAAATAAAAGAGGCCGAAAAAGCAGCAAAACAAGTAGCAGACCAACGGGACGGGGTAGAAGGTGCAATATTAGAAAAACTGAGGCAACAACTGGCACAACAAAAACTGAACCGCTTGGAAGCAGACAAGCAACTCCAAGTTTTGCAGCTACAAGCAGCAGGTCAAAACGATAAAGCCATAGCATTGCAAGCTCAGTTCGATAAAGAAAAACAAATACTGCAAGTGATGCAGCAACAAGGGCTAAACCTCCAACAAGCAAAAGCACAAATTGAACAAAAAGAACGACTAGAAAACCAAGTCAAGCTGAACATTATTGACCAACAAATTGAAGAAAAAAAGATGGGCGGTATTCGGGAACTTGCCCAAAGAAGAATTAAGGATGGCATTGATGCGGAAGAAAAAGCTCAAATCAGAAAAGCCAAAAAAATCGTGTTTTTAGAAGATCAAATATTGGCAAAAAAAGATGAGCAAAACGACCTTGCAGTAAAGCAGGTCGCGGAGTGGGAAAAAATCAAACTCAGGGAAGTATCCTTATTATTAGATGATGCTACTGCCGAAGATTTGGAAGAACTGCAAAGAGAAAAATTGCAACTTGTTGATAATCATGCCCAACAAATGGCAGCACTCCAGGCAGCCCAGGCACAAATCCAAGCCGATCAAAATGCAGCACAAGCAGCAGCGATAGCAGACAGGGCAGCAATCGCAAAAGATGGAGCAGATATTGCCAAAAAAATCAAAGATGTTAATGATGCAGCAGTTCAAGAAATGGCAGCAGTGGGTGACAAGCAGGTGCAAAAGCTCGATCAAATAAATAACAACCCTGCCGTAAAGGATGCAGTAAAAGACACAAAGCAAACATTAGACACAACCATTAAAGATTGTTGTAAAGCAATAGTAGAAGCAATCAATAACATCAAAATTACTGCAAGCGGTTCGGGCGGTTCTGCTTCTTCACCAACACCTCAACCGCCAAATGTGATAAACCAAATCACCGTAAATATTAAAAGCGAATTGAAAGAAAAAACCCAAGAAGACATACTGCGAACTCTGAAGGGTTATTTCGTGAATCAGTGATGCCAACAAAATACCAAATTCTCAATGTACTTGCAGATCATGCCACCAGGTTGGTTTTGAATGTATCAAACCTTGATGGCAGTGAAGCAAAAAAACAAAAAAAAGTAGCAGAAGATTTTCAGGCAAAATTACAAGACCTTGAAAAGCAAGTTTACGAATCACGAAAAGCAGAAAGAGGTTATTCCAAACTAGAGCGGATTCTAAAACAGTTAGAAGTTTTAGAAGAGAAAAAACAACTTGCTCAAGCTAAAGGGATTACGAAAGCATCAGAAGAATACGATAGAGCAATAGCAAATTATACCAAAATGTACGACAGAATTATTGATGAAGGCAAAACTGGTCAACAACTCCGTGCAGAAAAAATTGCTGAAAGAAGACTGGAGCCACAAAAATACCGAGAGATGCAAAAAGAAGCAAATATTCAAAGGATGAACGAAAAGAAAGTTGGAAAAGGTTTGAAAAGGGCAAGGTATATTTTACAGGAAAATTCATGAGTACATCAAAAATCAGTCTACTTGCTACAAATGCTGCACAATCTTTGGGCAACAAAAAAATACAACCAAAGCAGGAACAATATACTGGTTTGCTTGGTACTAACGAAACCAACAAAAATGAAGGCAAACCAACAAACGAAGGTTACCAAGGTTTTTTGGGTACATCCAACCCAGAAACAAGCGAATCGAAAACAAGTGAGGGTACATACGAGGGGCTATTAGGTTTCAACCCAGAAAAAAGGTCAGAAACCAAGGTGCAGGGCGAAAAACGCCAAGCATCAATAAAAAAAGATGAAGGGTTTATTGAAACCAAATACGATACACCTGAAACTAAAATGGGGACATCAAAATTATTTACCCAAAGCTTTGATAACGAGTATTCCAAAACAAAAATTACAATCAAATTATGAGCAGTGTCACGCCAATATATGATAGCCCAACCAAGTTTACAGAATACGAACCCGTTGGACCATTAACCGAAACAAGGATTGACCCCTTTGCATCCAATTTGGTTTTGTTAAAGCAAGACTATGTAATTGCTGCAAAGTTTTACAGAATACCACCGTATGGATGCACGCATCATGAGCAGTTGAATGCTACATTGGTGAATGTGTCCCCAAGTGAAAACATCGGTGGGGGGTTAGTTCGCATCACTTGTACATTTGTGAAGGGCACACCTGCTGCTATTCATCGAGACACGGCAAGGACATACACCTTTCCTGGAGTCATAGTGCCAAGTATTACTGCCCGAGAAACTTACGAATATATCACAACCCTTGACCCTACAAAATGGGCAGCTACCCAAGTCGAATTTAATGTTGCAGGTGTAGATGAACCTTATGTGCATACGGTTTTCCAAAAAGAAGACAAAGAAGAAAGAACAAGAGACATAACCCTCCGAAATGTTGTATTAAGGGAACCACAAGCGATTACAGTTAATGTGACACAAAGAATTACATATTGCACAACTGCAACTCCAGTGGGCGTAAGTATAACAGGGCAAGGCGTAGAAGTTAGCAATGTGAGAAATTCAAGGTCAAGACACCCAAACAGGGTGGACATACCTGCCGATGATTTAAACGGAATACCTGAAACAAACCAAGCATTTGTAATTTATGGCAATAGCACAAGCCAAGCAGCAACTAATGTAGCCAATGAATTAGACAAAAAGAAAAGCCCACTGCATGTCAGGTTCGACTACCAAATCCCAACAATCAATAATGATGCCCAAATCACAGAATATTTGAGTGATACATCGAACCCAACAATTGGGGGGTATTTTGGCAGAACCAGAATATATTTGGAAAGCACACAAATAGAGCAAATTAACGGGGCTTTATATAAATACACAGATGTTTTTACCACACCGAGATGAGAAATTTTTTTAATTCAGTAGCACAGGGGCAAACACCAACCTTATTAGAAGCTCAACAGGCAAATAAGGTTTATGCAGCACTAAACCAGTTAGCAAACATCACCGTAGTAGATGCAGATAAAACTTCCATAGAATATACAATGGAAGGAATTAAAATCAAAATTGAAGACAAAACAAAAGGGTTAACAGATACGGTAACCTCCATCAATGTGAAGTACCCACTTGTTGCAGAGCAAGAAGTGAGCCCTGAAGGAGTTGTTTACAATATTAAACTTGAAGGTTATACCCAATACATAAAATATTGTGGGGGGGAAGGGCATGTATTTTTCCTGAATCAAGATTACAACTCGAGCCAAGTACCATTGAACACATCGTTACTAGCTTAATGGACTATTACGAAAAGACAGCATCAGGTGGTTCATTAAGCGGAACCAATTTTGATTGGAAAGCCAAAGGCTACCAAGGGTTCATGGGATTTGGTGTTGATGAAGATGGCAAGTGTTGCGAAGACTGCATTTGTGCTGACAAATGCCTTGTAGATTGCGTTTATTGGTATGGCAAAAAACCAGTCAGGGCACTTTACAACTCAAATAATTTTGGGTTCCAAGTTGGGGGTTTCCAGATGGAATGCAATTTAAATTTCATAGACCCATGTGCGGTTGAAAATAACATACAAGAAGAACAACAATTTCCATACAAAATTTTCTATGAAGCAGGGTCTGATACATGGATTCCAAGCACCTCTTACTTAGCCCCTTTTCCAAATAGGTTGAGAAACTGCGTTAGTGATTGGCAAAGAACTGAAGATGAGGGTTGGTATTGGCACACCCCATGCGATGACAATGAAGACTTTACCACTTTAGATACTTTGCGTTTAGAAGGCTCAAGAGAATACACTAGTGGTTGTAGGCCTCAAAAAAATTCTTTGAATGCTCAGGTTCAACTATTTTTTGTTAGCACAAAGGAACAACAAGTTTTCGATAAACCTTTAGAAGACGGTACGCACCAAACTATTTCAGTTCCTGCTGGTGAACCAGGTCTATTCTTTCTCGACATATACTATTCAGCTTATGTTTCGAGTTTCAATGGCAATGCATGCTTAGATGACCCTTGGGGGTTCAACCATATAATCCCATACGACCCAGATGCAGATGAATATACCCTGCGAAGTGTGCTTTCAAACCCTAGTACGGGAACACCATTAGACCATTGGCACGATATAACCATACAGATGCAATGAACAAAACAAGAATGGAAGAAGTAATAGCTGCAACCATGCAAAAGGTAAAATTTCAACATCAAGAATCGAAAGGGTTGGGAGATACCATTGCAAAGATTACAAAAGCAGTTGGGATTAAGCCATGTAATGGCTGCAAAAAACGACAAGAAAAACTAAACAAAATGTTTCCGTATGAGGCTAAAAATTAACACACAAAAAGTGCCCACAAAGGCATTGGAAAACATAAACGGGGTAACCAGTGCAGCTTTCCCGACTATGGTGCAAAACGACAACTTGCCAATTGAGATAGACATACTCAATGAAGACGGCACACTACCTTATTTTTGGGGTTCTGCTGAATATGCAATGAAACTATCTATTGGAGACATTGCAACAAGACTCACATACTGCGAGAGTAATATAATGACCCCAAGCAACGGGTTATACACTGGCACAATCAATATTAATAGCAGTGCCCTGATAGGTGCATTGGTTGGCAACATGGCAATCAATGTAGATGTACAAGTTGCAGTTTCTTCATACACAGGTATGTTAGAAACAATTTTGCTCACCAACTCAAGGGTATTAGCCGA